CTCCGCAGGATCGACCAGCGTATCGACCACCTCGAAAACGGAGAGGCGGTCGTCAAACAGCGTCTGGACATTTTGGCTAAGATGAACTCGCCCGAAAACTTGCGTCGTGACCACATGCAAATAGCCAACATTCTTGCTGATGTCGCGTACCTCAAGTCTGAAGCGGATCGGATGCACAAGATTCATAACGGCGTGCATCCGCCTGTCGCTAGCGAGAGGAAGGCGACATGAACCACGACATGCAGGTCAGGATTAAATTGCTAGAGGCGGACAAAAAATGATTGGTGCGTTACTCCCAGCGGTACTGCCGCTTGTCAAAGATGTGATCGGTTCGTTCTTGCCTGAAGATCCGAAGAAGCGTGCTGAAGCAGAGCGCAAGATTGAGGCGCAACTGACGGAGCATTTGGCGAAGATCGATATCGCGCAGCTTGAAATTAACAAGGTTGAAGCAGCTTCGAGGTCTACTTTTGTTGCCGGGTGGCGTCCATTTATCGGTTGGTCATGCGGCGTTGCGCTGGCATGGAACTATATCGCGCAGCCCGTTCTGGTTTTCACGCTGGCGCAGACAGGTAATCTGGTCGAGTTGCCCGCTCTTGATATGTCGCAGATGATGCCTGTCCTCATGGGGATGCTCGGGTTGGGCGGCCTACGGACCTTCGAGAAGTACAAATCGGTGAGCAAATAGTCGATGAACACCGCCGATCTGATCCGCGAACTGAAGGCAGACGAGGGGGAGGTTCTATCCATCTATATCTGCCCGGCCAAATATAAGACGTGCGGCGTGGGGCATAAGCTCTTGCCGACCGATCCAGAATATGATTGGCCAGAAGGTACTCCGATCACGCAGGATCGGAGCGACCAGCTTCTCACGCGCGACATTGCAACCGCGCTCGCAGATTGCCAATGGTCGCTGGAGAATTGGGATGATCTGCCTGACGAGGTGCAGCTAATCTGCGCGAACATGATGTTCAATTTGGGCCGCACCAGATTCCAGAAGTTCGTGCGCTTCCGCGCTGCGGTAGTCGGGGGCGATTGGGCTGCGGCGGCAGATGAGATGCAAGACAGCTTATGGTCGCGTCAGGTTCCAAACCGCGCTTCGCGTCTCATCAGTCGAATGCGCGACCTTGCAGTATAATGAATCGCAGGCAACAGCTTGGCGTCCTCTGTGAAGCCATCCTGCGCGAGCATCTCATCAGAAACGGCTATTTCGTTTATACGCCGATAGGGCAGCAGGGACCGGCTGACCTGATCGCCATCGACAGCAATACCGGAAACGTCGTTCTGTTCGACGCAAAGACGGATCGCAAGCGGGTGAACCCCGGCAGGACGAACCCGGCTCGCATCCACCGAAAGAGGACTGCGCTGCAAAAAAAGATGGGCGTTCGCCTCGCCTATGTAGACGAGGAGAAACGCACCATCTGGATCAAACCGCCGTTAGATTAAGTCTCTATTCTCCGATCAGAGACACCAAGTCCTTCGGTTCGTACTGGTCGTCGTGCGCCCCGTCTTCCCACCGCTTGCGGGCGGCGTTGGACTTGTGGCTCGGGATCGGGACGGGAAGGCCCGCAGCACTGCGGAGGCCCTGCATGTGGTCGGTGACCGTTGCGCGGTGCAGCCCTGTCTCCTCGGCAACCTGCATGGGCGTCGGGCATTCGCGGTGCTGCGTCATGTACTTCTTGAGAAAGCGGAACACGATGTAACGGTTCGCTTTCCCGGTGATGGTGGATTTTTTGCCTTTCATTTTTCTTGTTCCTTAAGTTCATACTGATTGAGATGAAGATCATTCAGGCGTAACGATGCGCCGGTGTACATCTGCTTCTCGACAGCACCCAATTCGCAGAGCTTCTCGATAGCCTGCTGCACCGTCGATCTGCCCTTGCCCATCGCCTTCGCCAATTCCCTACGGCTAGGAGGGCGGCGGTTCTCGTTGATAAACTGGGCGATGGCATTGTACGTCTCCATCTGGACGCGCGTCAGGTTAATCATATTATCCTCCATCAGTTTTGCTTCTTCCAGTGTGTACTTCCTGAAAGCTAACATCACATCTCCTTCACGGTAAGCGTCTGCTGCCGCACGACACGAGCAGGCTTCGCTGGTGTTATCTTTTCTGGCTGCGCTTTGAATACACGCTGCGGCCATGACACGCTGTACTGCACGTTCCCGACCGCGCCGTGCGCCTTCTCATGGCTACCCATGATCTCCTTGAGCGCGGCCTCCGCCTCATCTATCTGCGCCTCCGCTGCCGCCTTGGCACCCTTGGCATCGACAAGCTGACGCAAGAAAAACTCGCCTTCACTATGCACACTCAGGTCTATGTCGTGAGCGTCCTCATCAACGCGCGAATATGCGGTGTTGCCATCGGCGCTGGTCAGGATGGGGTACCAGTCGCGGTCTTCCTTGCGCCGCTCGAACTCGCGCACGGCCCCTGCAATCATGTCCTGCATCTGGGCATCGGCCTGATACACGAACACGCGCATCTCGATGCCTTGATACAGGACGCAGACCGCGCCCCATGTGTAGCCGGCACACATCATCTGCGCCTGAAGCTGCCACGGCCCGCGATAAGGGGCGGGCTGTGCCTCCGGTATCGCGCGAGTCAGCTTGCTCTCCAAGCATCCCATGCCGCTGATGTCGATGTGCGGTGCGTTCACGCAATAGATGCCATTTTCTGTGCTGGTGTCGATAGTGCCGCTGCCTTCGCCGCGACCATCAAGAGAGCAGGCAAGCGCCAGCGTGGGGTGAAAGATCGCGTGGTCTACGTCGATCTCCACGTTCACTAGCCCCAGCCGATTGACGGCTTGCGCGAGAATGACTGGCTCCAAAGTGTTGCCCCAGTGGGTAGCTTCGTTGCCTCGAAAGTCAGAAACATATGTGCCTTCCGTTGCCTCGATGCACTGCTTCAACAGATCGTTCTTCGTCTGGTAGGGGTTGAACCCCATCAGCGCCGGGATCGTTGACGCCGACACGATGTTATCAGGTGTAAGTTTACCGACCATTTTCCATCTCCATTTTGTCAATGTTACGAACTGTGCTGGCGTACCATGCGCCGCCCAAGGCAGTCTCAACGCCGATGGCGTTAAAGTTCTCTGCGATCTGGGCGTATGTACGGCCAGCGTTGCGGAGGTCACGGATCGTGCCCCCGACTTTCTGTGCCACAAGGCGGGTGCGTTCCCGCTTGTGGGCGGTGGCGCGTAAACCACCAGCACGGGGATTGGGCGTACCCAATTTGAAACCCCGTGCCTTCTTCGCGGCCAAGGCTGCCTTGGTCCGCTCGGAAATCTTGCGCGCCTCCCACTCGGCGAACACAGCCGCCATCTGTAAGAAGGTGCGATCAGCCTCTGGCATATCAGCAGCGACCAGCGGGACGCCGCTTTCCAGTAGGCCGGTGATGAAGTGTACGTTGCGGGCGAGGCGGTCCAGCTTCGCAATCAGAAGCGTTGCCCCGGTGCGCTTGCATTCATCCAGCGCCTCGGCCAGCTTGGGCCGGTCGTTTCTCTTGCCGGATTCCACCTCTGTGTACGAAGCGACTATATTATACGAAGCAACAGCGGCTTGCTGCGCCTCAAGGCCGAGACCGCTCTGGCCCTGTCGCTGCGTCGATACGCGATAGTATGCGATGTAGTTCATGTTCGTCTCCCGTCCGTCTAACGTCCTATATGTAGTCTGCCATCAAAGTGATATCAACCCGGTTGCAACATTTTTTTACGGGGAAAGCATATGTCTGACATCAGGGCGACGACGCTGAGGCTTCGCGCCACGACCATCGAGATGCTACAGCAAGCGTTGGACCGCTCGCCGCATCGCTCAATGGCGGCGTTGGCTGACGAAATTCTGGACGCGGAGCTTCGCAAGCGCGGGCATCAGGCGGAAAGCGATCTGGACCGCATGATCGACGCGGCGCGTCGGGAATCGTGAGGCCGGGCGGCGGCAGACAGAAGGGCGCCGCGTTTGAGCGAGAGGTCGCCGGGATGCTGATGGATGAACTCGGCATCCAGTTCAAGCGCGAGATCGAGCAATACAGGCAGAGCGATCTGGGCGATCTGCGTCCAGTCGATGCGGCTTTCCCCTTCGTCATTGAGTGCAAGCGATACAAGGACGGCGCGGTCCAGCAGGCGTGGTGGGATCAGGTATGCGCGGCTGCTGACGCGGCGAAGTTGCTGCCCGCGCTGGTCTATCGCTTTGACCGCAAGCCTATCACCGTGCGGGTGCCGGTCGAAGCCTTTGTGCAAATAACAAACGGCGAGCATCATTATGACTGGTCATACAACGTGGACATGACTTTCAGGACATGGTGCATGGTCGCGCGGGAGCTACTGTCGTGAGGCCCATCTACGAGAACGAACACACCGCAAAGAAAGAGGCGCGCATCTACGAGTGGCTGCGCCAGCGAGGATACGAGCCGCACCATATGCCGCGCGCGTATAGGCTGGACGCCGTGCTGTTCCGCGATGGCGAGTGTGTCGGGTTCGCGGAGATCAAGGGTCGGTCCTGCGACAGCACGACTTACCCGACATATATGCTCGCGCTGGGAAAGGCCATCGAGGCGCGGAAATTGACGCTCATCACGGGGCTTCCATGCAAGCTGTTCGTGCTGTGGCGAGACAGATTAGGGGTGCTGGATTTTTCCACCCCATACGAGATCGGCATGGGCGGAAGGACTGACCGGGAAGACCCGGCAGATATAGAGCCTTGCGCCTTCTGGCCGATAGCAGCCTTCCGGCTGATGGAAGGATTGAACCGATGAAAGGATGTTAGAATGGGACTCGGATTTGAAAACGAAGGCGGCGCTGGTGGCAATCGTAACTTTACGCCCCGGCTGAAATGGGACGCGAAAGCGGGCGACATGATCCGCATCGACAGGTATGAGAACGCATCTGGTGATTGGGAGAACGACGAGACTGAGGTGGCGTTGCCGATGAAGGCCGTTATGGACCTCGGCAACATTGAGGTTGGCTGGCTGTCCTTTGCAGGGTCGGCCCCCGACTTCCAGATGGTTAAAGTGGGCGAGAAGATGCCCGCCAAGCCGACCGACGATCACAAGCAGGCGTTTCGTTTGCGCCTGTACAGCGACGATCTGGGGCTGCGCGAACTGTCCTCCACCGCCAAGACCGTGGTGAACGCGATGTCGTCTCTGCACGATAAGTACGAGGCGGAGTCGAAGGCCAACGCCGGGAAGATGGCGCTAGTTGAGATCGTCGGCACGGCCCCGATCAAGATCACAACGCCGCAGGGTGAACTGCGGTTCAAGATTCCTGATTGGAAAATCGTCGGGTGGGTTTCTCCCCCGGATGCGTTTGGTCTCGCTCCCGAACCGGGCGCAGCGGCCCAGCCGACGAGTAGCGCAACGGCAGACGACGACGATCTGTTCTAGTTGCGCGGGAGGGGGCGGCAAGCGTATCGTGCCGCCCCCTTTCTATTCGGGAGATGAGACGAGATGACGGAAAA